CTGTCTGCTGATAGTCCTGTGTAGAAATTCGCTCCAGCCTGTACTAAAACACTATTACTCTGTAGCTGGTCGATAAATGAAGCTACCTCCGTTCCCGCTGCATTAGCCGTAGTGATTAAACTACGAGACTGCAATACGCTGGATGGTATCGCGATCCCTCTATACATTTGGTTAGGCGCTTGTAGGCGGCACTCTGTATCCATCTCCTTAACGATTCCCTCTATTACTCCAGTATAAGCGGCTTTTGCTGCTGCTCCAAAGCTGTACGCTCTCAGGTCTTTATCCGTTTCCTTAATATCCTGGATAGAGTGAGATACTGGCGCATTGTTTACCAGGTTCAAAGAACGCTCTAGGCGGTCAATTCTCGAATCTAAATTTTCTACCTTTTCAGTAGAGCTGTCGAAATCTGTTTGCTCATCTTCGGTTAGGTTTCTGTCCTCGCCCTCCGATAGATTTACCAGCGCCTGCATCTCATCAATAGACGATTGGCGCTCCTCTCTTAATTGCTTTATTGTTTTTTTCATTTTTTCCCCAATTTTAGGATTGTTAGTCTTGCTTTATTTTCTCTGTTGTTTGGCGTTTCTGCCTGTATATAATCGTCTAGGCTGCGAATAGCGGCAGAAGTCTGCGGATAAGCTGGATTTGAAACTAAGCTAACATCTACTAGCTTTTTTACCTCCTGGATTGTCCGAATATACTCTCCTTTATTTCGCTGTTCCCAGCTGTCTTTACCTACAAAAAAGCCAAAACTCATCTGGCTAATAATTCCACTTCTCACCAGCTCGGCTGTATCTCTGGCCGCTGTAGTGTCTGGCATATCCCATTCACTTATTAGCCCTGTTTTATCGGAGCTAAGCTTTAAACTTCCGTTGCTGCTTCTAGCAAAAATGATATTCTGATCGTGGTTTAATAAACAAACACAGTTTAGATCAGGGCTATCTAGTACATTTCTGAAAGCCTCTTTATCTATCTTTTCTCTAAAGCCCCCCAGATCGTGAGACAGTTCATCGTAAACACTCGCATAACCTCGAATAGTTACGCCTCCGCTTTCGTTGTCGATTGCTCGCAGCTCGGCGGTGTTTATCTGCCTAACTTCTTTTTGGTTAGTCTTGTTTTTCATCTGCTGCCTTTTTAGAATTAATCATATTCATAGGAACAAAAAGAACATCACCCCCGCCTATGTCGTTCATATTTTCGCGGCGACGAATTTCGTTCTGTGTAATTGCTCCTATACTAAATAATTTGGCGTAGTACTCCGCACGAGTTTTTGCATCCCCCCTTAAAAGCCCATTTGTATTGTGCTCGAAGTAACTACGCCCTTTCTCATCTTCAAAAATTAACTTTCTATTTAATTCTTGTTCTATTTTTATCGCTATGGGGTTTATTGTATCTGTAAGAAATTCTATTGATTGGTGTTCAATATTTGAAAAAGTCGCTCTTTCTAAATCGCCTAGCTTGTGGGGTGGTACTCTGAAAATTCTAGCGATCTCTAATATTGAGAATTTACGAGTAGCTAAAAATTGAGCCTCGTCTGGTCTAAGCTGAATAGGTTTGTACTGCATCCCTTCCTCCAGTATTGCGGTTTCAAATTTACCGCCTACTCCAGTATGGAATGTTTTACGCCAGCTCTCACGCAATGTCTGTAGTGCATCGCTGCCAAGTGTAGCTGGGTGCATCAATACGCCGCTAATTTTCGCCCCACTCTCAAAAAATTCTTTTCCGTATTTCTGAGCTGCTAGGCCCAGCGAAATATTATCCTTCGCCTTTGCTATTCTGCTCTGCCCTGTGATCCCATCAAATGACATATCCAAAACGTGGATCATATCGCTTGCGCTGATATTACCATCCAATCCTTTTACGCTATAGATTAAATTATCGTCAATTAAATCTGGGGTAACATCGTCAGGATGGATCAATTTAAGGTTGGTAGGTAAACCCCTAGTCCCTCTTTCAATAAAAGCATAAGCATTACCATAGACCAGGAGCGTATTTACAAAGGTTTCAAAGAATGTATACTTGCTCATTAAGCTATTTGGCTCACTATTTACTAGGGTAAAAAGCGGGCTCTCGGTAAAAACTTCGCGTCCGTTTTCAGTTTTCTTATAATAATTAAGTGGTAGCTGTGCGATTGTTTCGCTGATAACTCTTATAGCTGCATATACAGCACTAAAAGTTAGGGCGGTATCTGGATTAACAACAATTCCATTACCACCAAAACCATTTAGAGCTAAGTCTAAAAAGCCTCTTTTTTCTTCTTTTTTTCCTTTAAATATTCTATTGAATAGGGAGGCCATATTATAGCTTTAAATTTACTTAGTAATATACGAAATTTAGCCCTAAAATACAAGCGTTTATACGCTCCGAATTCCTTGTTGACTAGTGTAAACACTGGCTTTTTCACGTTCTCCAAACAGCATCTCGCCTGTGGCCATAATCATAGCAATTATTGTGTCTATTTTATCCTTGGCTTTTCCCTTTTGAATCTTCATTTGTTCGGTATTGGATAGCTCCAAAACGGCGTTTCCAATTTGCCATCGCAGCACAGGACAATTAAAATGAATTATCTTTTGCTCTAGTATTCTTTTCTCAAATTCTAGGATCGGAGGATTAAAAGATTTATAACCCTGACCGAATGGCGACATATTAAAGCCCTCGTCCATTAGTTTAAGCACCAGCTGACTGGCGTAGTGCCTATCAAAAGCTATACTTTGAACATTGTACAGCTCGCCCAGCTGCATAATTTTAGCCTGTATATAATTGTGATCTGCTACATCACCCCCTGTAATTTCTAAGTGATCGCTCCACTCTAAATAATTTACGCCGTCCTTGCCTCCTGTTCTCTGGTGTACTTTGTCCTCTGGTATAAAGGTCCAATGCTTATAAACAAACTTCTCGTCTATCTCCCAGACCAGGACAAAGGCAGATAAATCTCTGTTATTGGCTAAGTCTAAGCCTCCCCAGCAAGGGTAATTTTTAAGAATCTCTAGGTCGATTGTTTCATTACAGGCCGTCCATTTGTGGTCTGGCATCCAACGAGTTTCTGAGGCAGTCCACTGGTTAAGGTGTAAGCGCCTAAAGATATTCTCATAGCTTGGCAAGGTCTTAGCCTTTAGAGCTTCGCGCTCCATATACTCACGCTTTAAGCTTACGCCAAAATTAGGGTTTGCTTTGGCCCAAGTTTCTGGGCTTAGTATATCGGCCTCCCTATCTGCCTCGTAAATTACTGGTAGAAATGCCTCGTCTTTTACGCTGCCCTCCTCTACTCTTTTGGCATAGCTATACATTTTATAGCACTCGCTTTGTGTGTCGTAGCCGCTGGTAGTAATTGCGATCATTAAAGGTTCACGCCTGGAGCCTGTGGCAGTTTCAAGTACCTGATAAAGGTTCTCAGCGTCGCCGCTTTTCATAGCGTGTAGCTCGTCGTAGATTGCAGCCGAAACATTAAAGCCGTGCTTTGTTCCACTCTCGCGGCTTATTGCTTTATAAAAAGATCCTTTAGCATTATATACTAAGCTGTTTCTAAAGCTCTCTAGGTACTGACTAAGCTCTGGGCTGTTTGCTACCATCCCTTTAGCACAGTCAAATACTAGCTTTGCCTGGTCTTTGTCATTTGCTGCGCTGTAGTATTCTGCCCCCTGCTCATCGTCTATAAACATAAGGGTTAAGATAATAGCAGCCGCTAAAGTGCTTTTTCCGTTCTTTCTAGGTAGGAATATAAAGGCGGTTCGGTATCTTCTTAGCCCTGTACCCGTGTGCTTCATTCCAAAAATAGGCTGTATAATTTCTTTTTTTTGCCAGTCCTCCAGGATAAAAGGTTTACCTCCTAGCTCGCCTTTAGTATGGGTGAGGAATTTCTCTATAAAGCGTACTGCCTTATCTGCTGCCTCCTTATCGTAGTAGTATTTTTCACTCATATCACTAGGGGTTTAGGTCCTTGCTGGGGCATACTTATACGAGTTCTCGCGCTTGGCGTAAGCCCAAACTGAGCCGCTATCTTTAGAGCTGCGGCTAGTGCGTCCTTTGCAATCTTCTGCTCTGGCTTTGCCTGGCGCCTGATCAGT